ACTCAACAAAGCACAATTAGAAGTTCTTTTAAATTATCAAGAAATTTATTTGATATTGACTCAAATTCAAAAGTTTTCTTCATTCAAGAAATAGAAGATCAAAGATATGAAATAATTTTTGGTGATGGTACTTTTGGTAAAAAACTTGAAAATTTAAATTATGTGGAAGTTTCTTATAACATAACAAATGGAGAAAATGCGAATGGAGTTTCCTCTTTCAACTTCAATGGTCGCATCGTAGATAATAACAATAGGGTAGTCACTACAGGCATATCTTTAATTACTACAAATTCTATTGCACAGAATGGCAGGGAGATTGAATCTGTAGAATCTATTAAAAAATATGCTCCAAGAAAATATTCGGCACAAAATCGTGCAGTGACTGCAACAGATTATGAGACTATCATTCCAACAATATATTCAGAGGCAGAATCAATATCCGTTTTTGGAGGTGAAGATTTGACACCACCAAAATATGGAAGAGTTTTTATTAGTATAAAACCAATTAATGGTGCTTTTGTTTCAAGTCAGGTAAAAGATAATATTAAAAATTCTCTAAGAAAATATGCTGTTGCAGGCATTGTGCCCGAAATTATCGATCTAAAGTATTTGTATCTTGAGACTGACGTAACTGCTTATTATAACTCAAATTCAACATCTGATCCAAATTATTTAAAAAATTTAATCTTTGACAATATTCAAAAGTATGCAGATTCAAAAGAACTTAATAGATATGGAGCAAGATTTAAATATAGCAAATATCTCAAAGTAATTGATGATTCAGATTCCTCAGTCACATCAAACATTACAAAAGTTGTAATGAGGCGTGATTTAAGACCAGAACTAAACAAATTTGCAGATTATGAAATATGTTATGGTAATGAATTTCATGTAAAAAATTTAAATGGATATAATATCAAATCATCTGGGTTTAAAATATCCGGAATAAGTGATACTCTTTATTTGTCAGATCTTCCAAATTCAGATGGATTAACAGGAAGTATTTTCTTTTTTAAATTACAATCATCAACAGAACCAATCATTGTAAGAAAAAATGCAGGAGTTATTGACTATAAAAAAGGAGAAATACGATTATATCCTGTAAATATAATATCGACGATAAAATCATCATTTTCTCTTCCAATTATACAAATATCAGTAATTCCAAAATCAAATGATGTAATTGGATTACAGGATTTATATTTGCAACTAGATATTAATAACAGTACATTAAATATGTTATCTGATGAAATTTCTTCTGGTTCAGATATTTCTGGATCAACATATAAGACTACATCAAGTTACACAAACGGAGATCTTGTAAGAATATAATAACATGAAAGAAACCAGAATTAAAATCAGTTCAATTATTGAAAATCAACTTCCACAATATGTTTTGGAGGAGTTTCCTCTTGCCTCTGAATTTTTATCTCAATACTATATTTCGTTAGAAAATCAAGGTGGAACAAGTGACATACTTCAAAACATAGATCAATATATTAAAGTTGATAATCTAACAAATTTAATTGATTCGACATTTTTAACCTCTGATGTAACTTTCTTTGATTCTACAATAAATGTAGATTCTACAGCAGGATTTCCAGATTCATATGGATTAATCTTAATTGATTCGGAAATCATCACATATACTTCAAAAACTTCAACATCATTCAATGGATGCGTTCGTGGATTTAATGGAGTTACTTCTCATATAGAAAAGTATGATGAATTAACATTCAAAGAAACAGATTCTGAAGAGCATATTGCAAATTCTACTGTTTCCAATTTGAGTATTCTTTTTTTAAAAGAATTTCTAATTAAAGTAAAAAAACAATTTACTCCAGGATTTGAAAATAGAGAATTATATTCTGGTTTGAATGAAAATATTTTTATTAAGCAATCAATAGATTTTTATTCGTCAAAAGGAACAGATAAGTCATTTAAAATTCTATTTGGTGCATTATTTGGGCAAAATGTAGAAGTTATAAAACCCAGAGATTATTTAATTCAACCCTCAGATGCAGACTATAGAATTACCTCAGATTTTGTAATAGAATCTATTGAAGGTAATCCCGAAAATTTGGAAAATAAAACTCTTTATCAAGATCAAAATGAATTTATAAACGCTGCTCAGGGAACAATTTCAAAAGTTGAAAAAATTATAAGAGGTTCAAAGGAATACTATATTCTAAGTTTAGATTCTGGATATGATAAAGATATTCAAACAAGGGGAAGTATCTATGGTCAATTTACTATTCATCCAAAAACTAGAATAGTCTCTTCAATAAAATCTGGTTCATCAACTTTAGAAGTCGATTCAACAGTCGCATTTCCAAGCAAAAATGGCAATTTGTTAATTGAGTTGGAGAATGGAACTTCTTTAGATGTGACATATGAATCAAAAACATTAAATCAATTTTTGGGATGTAGTGGAATAAATCAGGATATTTCTGAAGCAACTGAAATAAAATCAAACTTTTTTGCGTATGGGTATGATTCCAACGAGATTATAAAAATTAGAATTTTGGGGGTTTTATCGGAATTAGAATATCCAACTAATACTCGTCTTTACTCCAAAGGAGATTCCATAAAGGTAAAAACTTTAGGAATAGATCTAAAGGATTATAGATCAAATAATTGGTTCTTTAATATACCGACAAAATATGATGTTTCTTTTATTGAACTTTTAGATATTTCTGATAGATCTTATAGAGTCGATACTACTATTAAACACTCTTTTAAAATTGGAGATTCTGTAACTTTAATTTCTTCTTCATCATTTGAATATACCGGAAATGTAATTTCTTTCAATAATGAAAAATCTTTTAGTGTTCAATTTGGATCAGAAATTTCTCCATTAGATGTCAATTCTATTTACATTGTTAGAAGAAATTTAGCAAAAGTAACTACAGAAAATTATCCTTCAGTTAATCAATATACATCGAATGTCCAAAACGTTTACATTGATGACGAAGAGTCTTTATACGTTACATCACCATCTCTTCCGACATATTTAAATACTCAATTAAAAATTAACGATAGATCAATAACATTTAGCGGAACTTTCAGTGGAGAAATAATAGATACCACATTTTCTCATGGATTTTATACTGGAGACTCAGTTGTCTATAAACCGTCATCCGCAAATAATACTTTAGGAATATCAACTGGTGTATATTTTGTCAAAAAAATAGATACAACTAAATTAAAATTAGCAAGAAGTAGAAGTAATATTTTTACCGATAACTTTGTTTCGGTAAATGGAACTGTTACAAATGCCACTTTAGAACTTACAGAATTCACATACAGGGATTTAAGTACTCAATTACTTGAATCTCAAAAATTAATTAGAAAAATTGCAACCCCAGAAAATACTAGTTTAGTATATGAAACTAATCCTGGATTGACTGGTATTTTCGTAAATGGAGTTGAAGTACTTAATTACAAATCAAATGACAACGTTTTCTATGGCCCAATAGAAAGTATTATACCAACTTCATCGGGATCAGGATATGATATAATCAATCCTCCAATTTTATCTGTTATAGACCCTATAGGTTCAGGTGCAGAAGGATATTGTTCAGTTATTGGTGGACTTGAAAGGATTGATATTGTAGATCCTGGATTTGATTATCTAGAAGATCCCGAAATTACTATTACTGGAGGTAATGGATTTGGTGCTTCTGCTAAAGCAAGTCTAATTAGTTTCGATCATGAAGTTAGTTTTAATTCCCAATCAAGTGCAGGTTCTGTTAAATTAGATCCAACAAACACTATTGGATTTTCCAGCTATCATAAGTTTAGAGATATAGAAGAGGTTATCTATATAACAGACGGTCAGAAAGCAATAAGTGGATTATCAACAAATTCATCTTATTTTGTATCGGTACAAGATGCATTTACGATAAAACTGCATAAATCTTTTTCTGATGCAGTATCGGGAATTAATACCATAGGATTGACTTCATATGGAACAGGAAATCATTCGTTTAAATCTAAAAATAAAAAGAAAAAAATAGGGTCTATAGCAATAGAAAATGGTGGAGAAGGGTATCAAAATAAATTAACGACAACTTTAAGCAGTGGCATCAATACATCTACTAATACTATTAATATTAGTAATCATGGATATCAGAGCGGAGAGATTATTACATATAATTCGACAGAAACTCCAGTAAGTGGTTTATCTTCTTCAACCTCATATTATGTAACAAAAGTAGACGATAATAATTTTAAATTATCACAAATTGGTGTTGGAACATTAGGTATTACCACATCTTTATATTATGATACCAAGCAATATGTCAATCTAGTCTCAGGTGGGACAGGTATTCATAAATTTAACTATCCAAATATAGAAGTATCTATTAGTGGTAGAATTGGTGTTTCTACTTTTTCTGGAAAAGATTTTAATGCAGTCCTTCAACCTATTTTCAGAGGAAAAATCCAATCAGTATTTGTAAAATCTGGTGGAATAAAATATGGATCAGAAGAGATACTTAATTATAATAGACAACCACTTTTCGAACTAAATTCAGGTTCTGGTATTCAAGTAAAACCAATAGTATCAAATGGACAAATAGTAGATGTAATAATTAATAGTTCCGGAAGTGGATATAATTCTCCACCAAATCTTGATATTATCGGTAGAGGCACTGGAGCAATATTAACACCAATTCTTTCAAATGGATCTTTGTCTGAAGTTAAAGTAATCTACGGTGGGATTGGATATGAACAAAAAAATACTTCTATTAATGTAACTGCATCTGGCACCTCTGCTAAATTTGAATCTCAAATAAAATCTTGGAAAATTAATTTAGTTGAAAGATACTTATATAATTCTCAAATACAAAGTGATGATGGTATTTTAACATCAGGTTTAAACAATGATTATGGATTAGAATATGCTCATGCATATGCACCAAGACCTTTGAGGTCTTCAGTTCAATCTACAAGTTTTAGGCAAGGTAAATTAATATATTCCATAGATTTGCAACTATTAGACGGCAGAGAACAAACATCGGTAGCACATTCCCCTATTATTGGATGGGCATATGACGGAAATCCAATTTATGGACCATATGGTTATTCATCAAAAACTGGTGGTGCCGTAAAATCTCTAAATTCTGGATATGAATTATCTCTAAATGAAAATAGACCAAGTGTCTCACTTTATCCTCAAGGATTTTTTGTAGAAGACTATACATTTACAAATAGTGGAGATTTGGATGAGCATAATGGTAGATTTGCAATTACACCAGAATATCCAAATGGTATATATGCATACTTTACTACAATTAGTAACGGTCCTTTAGAAACAACGGGATTATTTGAGAACTATAAGAAACCAATTTTCCCTTATGTAATAGGAAACTCGTATAAATCAAAACCAATTGATTTTAATTTTTCGAAATCTTCTTCGCAGGATTATATTGATATAAATCAAACTAAATTGAAAAGAAATATAACTCCATATAATATTTCCACCTATAATTATTTACTAAAACCAAATGAAATAAGATCACAAAATTCTATTGTTAAAACTGTTTCTAAGGGTTCTGTAGATAGTATTAATATTTTAAGTGCAGGACAAAATTATAGTGTAGGTGATAGTGTAATCTTTGATGTTGATTCGAAAGAAGTATTTAAACCGAAGGCACAAATTTCTTTGATTGAAGGAAAATCTGTAGATAGTATTTCATGCGAAACTTTAACATTTAATGATGTTGTAATATACCCAAATAAGGATAAATTTGTTGGATTTACAACAATACCTCATGATTTTTTAAACAATGATTTAGTGACTTTTACTGGAAAATATGATTATAAAAAATCTGAGAAAATAACAGTATCAAATAATACACTTACACTAACTTCTGGAGTTGGATCGGCACAATATACAGGAATCACAACTTATTTTGATGTCTTTGGTAATTTAAATTATCCAAATATAAAAGAAAATGACATTTATGAAATTGGAAATGAGCAGATAAAGATTTTAAGTATAGATGCACAATCTTCAAGAATAAAGGTACTTCGCAATCAAAATAATACGATTGGATTAACATCATATTCTTCTGGAATAGGGTTAACTGAAAAATCAAGAAAATTTGGAATTAATTTTGGAATTTCTACATCATATAATTTTGATGTTGATAGAGAATTTTATTTTGATCCCAAAGAAACAATTGGACTGGGTACTATTTCGGGAGTAGGGATAGTTAGTACTCTTTATTTTTCCAATCCAGGAGCAGGGATTACTCAGATTACAATTCCAACTCAATCAATTTACATTAAAAATCATAACTTAGTTACTGGAGATTCTCTAACTTATTCATCAAATGGTGGATCTAGAATTTCAGTTTCCACAAACGGATCTTCCAGTTTTCAACTTGCAGAAAAATCAATTGTATATGTTGCAAAAATTTCAAATGATTTAATCGGTATTTCCACAATAAAAGTTGGAATAGGATCTACTGGGAATTTTGTTTCTGTAGGATCTACATTACAAGCAAATCTACTATATTTCACATCTGTTGGAACAGGAAACACTCATAGCTTCAACACTAATTCTGAAAATACTTTGATTGGACAAATTAGTAAAAATGTAGTAACGGTTTCTACTGCAGAAACTCATGGATTATCTTTGTTAGATACAGTAATTGTCGATGCAAAACCGGGAATTTCTACAACATTAATAATAAAATATGATGATTATAATAGAAGACTGCTAATAAATCAAAGATCTTTTTCAAATATTGATACCGATAATAGCACTATTATAATCAATAATCATGGATATTATACTGGACAAAAAGTTTTATATACTTCAAACACCCCTGCAGTAGGATTAGTAAATGAAAAAATGTATTATGTGGTCAGTATTGATGCAAATAAAATTAAATTATCTGATACTTACTATGATTCGGTCAAACAGATTCCAAATACGATTAGCATTTTATCGTCAACTTCCGGAAATATTTGTCCGATCAATCCTCCATTAAAAATTGTAAGAAATCAAAGTGTAATATTTGATTTATCTGATGTGTCGTTATCATTTGTTAGTGTTGGAAACACATATTCTGCTTTTGACTTTAAACTTTATGTGGATCAATTATTTAAAGATGAATTTGATACTACATCATCATCTTCTATTTTTGAGGTCTCAAAAAGTGGAAAAATTGGCATCGACTCAACTGCAAAAGTTACTTTAACTATAAATGAAAATGTTCCTGATGTTTTATATTACAATTTAGTTCCAATAAATTTAAATTTGACTCCCCAATCTAAAAAAGAAATTATATCGGATAGTGATGTTTTGGGATCAAATAAAATTTCAATAGTAGAAAGTGATTATAATGGCAAATATACTGTTATTGGAATAACTTCCACCACATTTAAATATAATATCTTAAATTATCCAGAATCAAATTCATACTCGAATGGAGTCAAATATTATACAAATTCTAAATCAGCATCTGGACCAATACATAAAATTTCTATATTAAGTGGTGGCAAAAACTACACTGCTTTACCTGGAATCACTTCCGTTTCTTCCAATCTTGGTAGTGGATCTATTTTAACACCAGATACAAATTCTATTGGAAAAATCACCTCAATTGATATTCAAGATATTGGATTTGAATATCCTTCAGATTACAGTGTTAGACCAACTTCAAAATTACCAACAATTTTAGTGTTGGATTCCTTGTCAACTTTTGATTATATTGGAGTTAGTTCTTTTGGAAGAAATTATTCAGTATCTCCGTCTTTAGTTGTTATTGATGGATTAACAAATAAAATTATTGATGATGTAAAACTATCATACTCTATTGGAGACTCAAAGGTAAAAATTATCAATAATAGTTCACAAATTAGCAATGTTACTCCTATAATTATTCCTACAAATAATACTAATGGAATTGGAATTACGAATATCCAGTTTAATAATGCAACAAAAGATGTAGTTGTAACTCTAGGTGCAAGTTTTAGTGACCCTGAAGATTTCCCATTCTTTGTTGGTGGGAAAGTTCTGATTGAAGGTATAAATGTTGGAATAGCAACAACTGGAAAGGGATACAATTCTTCAAAATATAATTATTCATTGTTTACGATAACTTCTATCGATCCAAATATTGGCGGAATTGGGGCAACTGTTGCTTATAATTTATCTTCATATTTGGAAGATGGTCAAATTCCAGGTAATTTTAATAAATTTAATTCTTCTGGAAGAATAATTCCAGAATCTGACTTTCCAATTTTTAATCCAGTCCTCAAAAAGAAAGATTATTATAAAGGAGAAAGTGTATATTCATCTTCTTCTGAAGGAATAGTTGAAGATTGGGACCCTAAAAATCAATATCTAAAAGTTTCTGCACTGGAAGATTTTGAATTAAATCAATCTATAAAAGGAAAAACCTCATCTACTGTGGGAATTATCCAAAAAATAATATCATTCAACTCCAATTATAAAGTAGATTCTTCTTGTTTAACTAGAAAAGGATGGAACAGAGAGACTGGATTCATGAATAATGATTTCCAGAGAGTTCATGATAGTGATTATTATCAATATTTTTCATATGCATTAAAATCTCAAAAAGATTTTAACACTTGGGGGGACTCGGTAAATTCATTAAACCATACTGCAGGATTTAAAAAATTTAGTGATTTGATGATAGAATCAACTCCAACTAATTCTGGAATTTCTACAGATCAAAATCAAGGAGATTTTGTTGGCACTGTAGACTTATCAAGAACTATTGATTTAAATTGTGTTTATGATTTTGATCTTGCAAGAGAAAATAACCTTAACATTGATGGGGTTATAAAATCCAATGAAATTACATTAAATTCAAAAGTTGTACAAGATTATATTGAATCCATTGGTAATAGAGTTCTTGTGATAGATGATATTTCTAATCAATTTAACAACAGCTCAAGGTCAACTAAATTTAGTGTTGTCGATTCATTCTTATTAAATGATTTTAGATCTAAAAAGTATATATTGTTTGTTCAGGATAAAAAATATTCTTATGAGCAGCAACTTAATGTTGTATCATTAATTCATAATAATAGTATAGGATTTATTAATCAGTACAGTTTAAATTCAGTAGATAATTTGGGATTTTTTGATTTTAATATATCTGGAACTAATGGAAATTTAATATTTTATCCTGTAAAATCAAAATTTAATGATTATTATGCAGAAATTTTTTCATTCTCTTTAAATGATGTTACAAGTGGAATTGGGACAGTTAATCTTGGTGGTGTAGTCAATGTCAATACTAATACTCAAACTATTCCAACAGGAACTACTGCTTCGACAACAATTGTTGGTATTGCATCGACATATAGATCATCCAAAGTTCTTGTACAAATTGGAGCAACAGATTCATCATATTATGAATATGATGAAATAACTTATGTTCATGACGATAATAATGTCTATTTGGTAGACTTTGGACAACTTACAACTGATAATTTTATCTCAAAATCAACATCGGGAATAGGTACATACAATGCATACATTTCCGGATCAGAAGTAAAAATTGATTTGATTCCGTATAATAGTACAAGTGTAGATTATACGATAAATACTTTCAATGTATCAATAGGAAATTCAAATTCATCAGGAATTGGGACTCTAATACTTGGAGGAAGTTCTGTAAATTCTTCATTCATTTCAATACCATCATCACCTTCCCCAACTGCAAGTATAGTTTCAAGCTATAGTAATAGTGAATATAACTGCTCATATTGTATTTTTAGTATTGAGGATAAAACAAATTCACAATATCAAATCTCTGAGTTTTTAACTATTACCAATCAAAATGAATCTTGCATATCAGAATTTGGAGTTTTGCAGACAAATTCCTCCTTGGGAATAATAACTTCAGGAACATCCGGCACAAATACAATAATTTATTTTACTCCAATTGAAAACGCTGATGTTGAAGTTAGACTCTTTAAAGTTGATATTGGATTAAGTGAAAACTTCTCTGAAGTTTCTTTGAACAACGGGACAATTAATTATGATTATGGTGATTATAAGGGGACAGATAATGATATAGCAAAAAGTTTTGATCTAACTCATAAAAATGTACCAATCTTCAAAAGATATTTTGATGGCACTAATCCAAGTGTTGTAAGAATTGCGGATAATATCATCAGAATTCCAAATAATTTTTATGTTACCGGAGAAGAAATAACATATTTAAGTCCTGGAGATGGAACGTCAAAATCAATTGGAATTGCAACAACATCTATTCCAGGAATAGGAGTTACTGATAAACTTCCATCCACATTATATGTTGTAAAATTAAATGATCTTGATATAAAAGTTGCAGCATCCTCTTCCGATGCCCTCAAATCAATTCCAAATGTTTTAGATTTAACTTCAGTTGGTGATATTGGTATTGGAAACTCTCATGCTTTCATTTCCAAAAATCAAAATAAAAAAGTAATACTTGGTATTGATAATTTACTACAATCACCAATTGTTTCAACATCTTCTACATCAACACTATTAAATTCTGTTGCATTTTTTGATCCACAGATATATGTTTCAGATACTAAATTGATTACTGGAGGTGATCTTATTCAAATTGATAATGAGATTATGAAAGTTACTGCAGTAGGTGTAGGAAGTACAAATTCTATTTCTGTTTTAAGACCTTGGTTAGGTACATCATTATCTACACATACTTCTTCTTCTTTAGTAACCAAGGTCATAGGAAATTACAATATAATTGACAATACTTTACACTTCTCAGAACCCCCATATGGCAAAACTCCAATACAGAATCCAACAAATAGACCAGATGAAGTAGATTATGTAGGTATTTCGACGGGATCTTCTTTTAGTGGAAGAGTATTTTTAAGAACTGCAGATTTTGACACTATACAGGAACCATACACAAATAACATTATTTTTGATGATATTTCAAAAGAGTTCAATGGAATAGATACTGACTTTATTTTAAAGTCCAACGGGTCAAATATAGCTGGAATATCTACCGATAATGCAGTTTTACTAATCAATAATATATTCCAAGGACCTTATTCCCCATTCGCAACTAGTGACTATGATTTAGTAGAAACTAGTGGAATAACTTCTGTTTCTTTCATAGGATCTGCTACCTCAGTAAGTTATGATGTAAATTATGCAAGTGTTCCAAGAGGTGGTGTCATTCTTTCTGTAGCATCGACACAAGGATTTGGTTATCAACCTCTTGTTTCTGCGGGAGGAACATCTATAGTATCATCTGCTGGAACAATTCAGTCGATTAGTATTGGAAATAGTGGATCTGGTTATAGATCAGGCATACAAACTATGGTTAGGGTTGGAGTGCAAACAGAAAGTGTAGGAATACCAAATATTGAATTTGTTGGAATAGCCTCGATAAGCAATGGTCATGTAGTAAGTGTTGCAATTACAAATCCAGGTGCTGGATATACTTCAACAAATCCACCTATAGTAGTTTTTGATTCCCCGCTTTCTTATTCAAATATTCCATTAGTTTACAGTTCAACGTCACCATCTGGAATTGGAACTGGGGCAAAAGTTGATATTGTTGTAGGTCAGGGGTCGAGTGTAATTTCATTTGAACTGAAGAATCTTGGATATGGATATAAACAAAATGAAATCTTAACTGTTTCAATAGGAGGAACAACAGGAATTGCAACAAATACCTCATTGACTTTTAAAGAATTTCAGATTTCTATTGATAGTACATATTCAGATCAATTTTCAGCTTGGACAATTGGCAATCTGCAGGTTATTGATTCTATAGAATCTTTGTTTGATGGTCAAAGAACTTCTTTCCCAATTCTTATCGAAGGAAATCAAACTACTATTAGATCCAAAAAAGGATCAAATATTGACGTTCAAGCAACTCTGTTAATTTTCATTAATGATATATTGCAAGTTCCTGGTAAAGGATATATCTTTAATGGTGGAAGTACTATTAGATTTACCGAACCACCAAAAGAAGAGGATAGGTGCAAAATTCTGTTCTATAGAGGAACATCTGACGTAGATACTCAGGATGTAGACATATTGGAAACTATTAAGTCTGGAGATTTTGTAACTTTAAAGAGTGATGATATTAAGTTAGAAGAAAATGAAAGATTAGTTTATGATATTATTTCTTCAGATATAGTTTCTACTAATTTATATTTTGGTCCAGGAATAAGCAGAGATGATAATTTATTAAGACCCCTAACTTGGTGCCGTCAAACCAATGATTTAGTGATTAATGGAAAACAAATTGGAAAAAATAGAATAATCTATGAGCCATATATACAACCAACTACAAATATTATTCAAAATATTGGAATTACAACCAATGTAATTTTTGTTGAAAGTGTTAAGTCATTTTTTGATAGTGAAAAAGAATATACACATGATGGGACTACTGAAAAACCACAGAATAAGATTTTAATTGTTTCTCAAGATTCTTTAGTTGCTGCATCCGGAACAGTAACTGTTTCCACTTCAGGAACCATCACATCCGTTAATATTTCTAGTGGTGGAGTTGGTTATTCTACAGCACCTTCGGTTTCAATATCTTACCCAATTGGAATAGGTTCTACTGGAGTTGCTGAGGCACAAGCAGTAGTCACTAGTGGATCAGTTTCATCTGTAGCAATAACCACAGGCGGATTTGGTTATAGTTCTACTGAACCACCTATTGTTCTTTTTGAATCACCAAGTACAAAATATGAAGTAATAGATAAAGTATCTTATGAAGGAGATTTTGGTATTATCACTGGAATTAAAACAACATCGGTAGGAGTTGCATCTACTGGAATTGTGTTTGATTTGTTCATTCCCAAAGACTCAGTTTTAAGGGATAGTAATATTGTAAGTGTTGGTGTTGCAACAACTGGTATTAGTGGAATAAAAACTGGATATTACTTCGTAGTTAGTGAATCGAATGTTGGAAAGGGGCTAACATCTCTCAATTCTTTAGGAGGTATAGTTGGAGTTGGATCTACGTTCATAGATAACATTTATCAAGTTGCCGCAGTTTCTATAGCGCAAACTGCAGTTGCTGGAGTTGGAATTACAAATGTTACTAAAGTAACAGTAAGTGTTTCTGGGTATAATGGATTAAGTGGTCTTGGATTTAGTAATTTTTATGGAAAATATAGTTGGGGTAGAATTTCAGTACCCACCAGAAAAGATCCTCAAGAATTTACATCATATGCTAATGTTGGTGGAATAACATCTTCGCCAGCAGTTCAAAGATTTACTAGACTAAAGTATGTTGGGTATTCTACCACATAAATAGATAAAAAACTGTAAAATGTCTGCAATTATAACTGACCAACTAAGAATTTTGAATGCGAAGAATTTTGTTTCTGCTGCAATTTCTTCTACTAATTCTTATTATGCTTTTGTTGGGTTATCTAATGCAACCGACTATTCTAGTGGTTGGGATTCTAATCCACCATCACCAAAAGATAGCTTTGAGCAAGAAAATGATTATTGGGACACAATGATTGCCTTGAAAAAAATCAAAGCAAATGATGTCAATCAAGTTGTTCGCAAAACAACTTGGTCTTCCGGTACTGTTTATGATATGTATCGCCATGACATCAGCAGAACAAATACATCATCTTCTGGAGCAACTAGTTTATATTCTTCAAACTATTATGTAATTAATAGTGACTATAAAGTTTATATTTGCCTACATAATGGAACTGATCCAGAAAATCCAAGTGGTAGACCATCTTTGGATGAACCAACTTTCACAGATTTGGAACCAAAAGCAGCTGGAGATAGTG